TGTGGTTGGTAAAGCCAATCACTATGAATCAGAACGTGATGCTGACTTCGGTACTGGGAGATTCTCTCGAATCGGCAACAAGGCTTACCCTGTGGAGATCGAAGAATGAGCATCTACTTTACAGAAAGATTATCTGTAAATGTCGGAGGAGGGGCGAGCGGCAAGCTGATACCTCTGCTGGCGTCCTATTGGGTGACTGTCGCAGCAACCAATTTTCCCAAGAGACGCGGCATGACGAGCTGGCGCGATGGTACGCAAGCCCCGGACAAGATCGGACTGTACCAGCGCTACTACACGGACGGGCTGTATTTCGACTATTGGGACGGGACACAATGGTTGAGCCGGGACAAAGACGGCGCACCCCATTGGCGTCAGGTCGGAGACTATGTTGCGTGGCGCGGACTGACAGAGAAAGGCTGGCTCAAAGCAAAATCAAAGGAACATCAATGAATGACCTCATCACAATCGAACAATCGACAGCGCTTACCGTTTTCACGAAGCCGGACGGGTTAAAAGGCATCCTCGACCAGATCGCAGACGAAGCCAGATCCGTGGCGCTGGACGTATCAACCGCCAAAGGACGCAAGGAAGTCGCCTCCGTCGCCTACAAGATCGCCCGCTCGAAGACCTATATCGACGGCGTGGGCAAAGATCTTGTGGCTGAAATGAAGGAGCTGCCCAAGAAGGTAGATGCAAGCCGCAAGCTGGCGCGAGACTTTCTCGACAATCTGGCGACCGAGATCCGCAAACCGCTGGACGCCTGGGAGGCGGAGCAAGCTCGCATCGAGGCTGAGAAGAAAGCCGAAGAAGATGCCGCGGCGCTCGCCAAGCAAATCGAGCTCGATCATGAGATGGCGCTTCTGATGAATGACGCCCACGATCGACGCAAAGAGGACGAGGCGCGAGCCGCTGAGCAAGCCCGCATCGAGCGCGAAAACCAGATCCGGATCGAGGCCGAGCAAAAAGCCAAAGCGGACGCCGAGCGCCAGATCCTAGAGGCGAAACTGGCCACCGAACGCGCCGAGCGGGAAAAGATCGAGGCCGAGCAACGCGCCGCTCGCGCAGAACAGGAAGCGGCCGCACGCGCCAAGCAGGCAGCGGATCAGGAGCGCCAACGCATCGAGGCCGAGAACCGCATGGTCGAGGAAGAAAACGCCCGCAGGCAGGCCGACGTCGAACACAAGAGAACCATCAACCGTGCCGTGCTGGCGGGGTTGAGGGAACACGGCGGAATCTCTCAAGATGAAGCCATAAGGATCATCACGGCGATCGCGACAGGAAAGATCGAACGTGTGATAATTCAATACTGAGGATGAAGCCATGAACCAACGAACCCAGAACGATCCCTACTCTCACGCCCCACAGATCGAAGTCTCACTGTCATGGCTGACCGTCTGCAAGCTGATCGTCCTATGCACGGCGGTTTTCATCGCCTACTTCATCGTCTTTGTAGGGCCGCTGCCATGAAAATCGAATGCAAAGTGCCAATCGGCACCAAGTACAAGCCCAAGCAGCAGCACGTCACGCTAGAAGGCGCGATGATCCAGGCGGCCTACATAGGCAAGGGGCTTGGGGCGACCAACGAGCGCAAGATGAAAGTCTGCACGATCATCTGCGCAGCCATCAGCCTGTTTATCGTTGTGGCCATTTTGGGGGTGATCGGCTCATGACGCTCTTGGGAGCGTGGCAGAGCGGTCTATTGCGGCCTCTTTGAAAGCGGCTAGGCGGGCTAACTACCCGCCTCATGGGTTCAAATCCCATCGCTCCCGCCATTTAGTCCTTGCACCAGCACAGAATTTCCAGCGCGAATTCATCGACCGGACGCGCGACACCATCCAGGACGCACCTTCGGCTGCAATCTGTGTCATAGCCCATATCCTCGATTACCAATTGCGCCAAAGACGCCAACCGGGATCCGGGTTCGAGGACGATCTTCATCCGATCGGGAAGCGAGGCTTCGATGATCGCCTGGTCAAGTGGCACCATCGTAGCGGATTCAATCCGGTCCACTGCATTGCCCATATCACGGACAATGTAACGCAACGCACCCTCGGCTCTCACGCGTGGCGCAGGTTTTTCTGCTTTCCCCGATCGCATTTTCTTTCTGGCCTCTGGTTTTGCGCAGTTGAATAACCGCGTCAAATGGCGAAGCTATGTGATACCATTGGTGATAAAATCACAACCACAGACTGCAAAGGTTTCGGCTTTTGCGCAAGATTCTTCGGAAAAACGGACGATCTGCCGAATATGGGCACACCACAAACACCGAGCGGAGTTAGGAAAAAGGCACAACCGAGGCCGGCGAAGAAACCTGCGTCAAAACCGAACCAAAAAAAGGCCGGACGTCCTTCAACTTACCGTGAAGATCTCGCTCAAACGATTTGCGAGCGCATCGCCGCCGGCGAATCACTCCGAAAGATTTGTGATGACGATGGAATGCCATGTCATGTCACTGTCATTCGATGGCTGGCGAAACTCCCCGAATTTGCAACCAGGCACGCGCGCGCACGCGAGCAGCAGGCGCAAACCTTCGTCGATAAGATGCTCGACATCGCAGAATCGGAGCCGGAAAGGCACCCGATCACCGGCGCTTTGGATCCGGCGAGCGTGACGCACATCCGCAACCGCGTGGCGACAATGCAATGGCTTGCGGCGAAACTGAACCCGAAGAAGTACGGCGACAAGGTTGACCTCAATCACGGCGGCCAGACGGATAACCCGTTGTCTGTCCTGTTGAAGCAGGTTAGCGGCACGTCTCTGCCCGTGGTGCCTGATGACGACCGCGACGATTGACGTCCACGCGGCGGATCTGGACGCGCTCACGGAGATCCTGAGCGATCCAGTCAAGCGGATCAGCTCGCTCTACAAGATCATCATTAAAGGGGATGAGGGACAAGACGACCTTGTAATCCCGTTCCGTCCCAATCGGGCGCAGCGCCGGTTCATGTCCAGGCTGCACCACCGCAACATCATCCTGAAGGCCAGACAGCTCGGATTTACGACCCTGATTGCGATCGCCTGGCTCGATCACGCCCTGTTCAACGCCAACGTGCGCTGCGGCATCATCGCCCAGAACCGGGAAGTGGCCGAGGAAATCTTCCGCGACAAGGTGAAATTCGCCTACGACAACCTGCCGCCCGTGCTGCGCGAGGCCATGCCGCTTGAGAGCTGCACCAAGTCCGAGATGTTGTTCGCCCACAACAATTCAAGCATCAGGGTCGCGACTTCGGTTCGCGGCGGCACCATCCACCGCTTGCACGTCTCAGAATTCGGCAAAATCTGCGCCAAATTCCCCGATAAGGCCAAGGAAGTCGTCACCGGATCCATTCCCGCGGTGCCAAAGTCCGGGATTCTGGTCATAGAATCGACGGCCGAGGGGCGAGAAGGCGAGTTTTACGACATGACGCAGCGCTCTATCGCTCTGCACCAGCAGAAAAAGGCGCTCACGCACCGCGATTACCGCTTCCATTTCTTCGCCTGGTGGCAAGCGCCCGAGTACCGGATGCCGGCCGACAGCGTGCAATTGACCGACAAGGACGTCGCCTACTTCGAAAAGATCGAGCCGCAGATTGGCGAGACGATCGACCCCGAGCAGCGTGCCTGGTATGTGGCCACGCGCAATTCTGACTTCGCCGGCAACCCCGAGCGAATGTGGCAGGAATACCCATCGACGCCGGACGAGGCCTTCCAGCAATCGACCGAAGGCACCTATTACGCCGCGCAACTCGCGCTCGCCCGCAAGGAAGGCCGGATCAGTCACGTTCCATGGGAACAGGCAACGCCAGTTAACACCTTCTGGGACATCGGCCTGAACGACGAGATGGTGATCTGGTTTCACCAGAGGATCGGCGCACAGAACCGCTTTATCCGCTATTACGAGAATTCAGGCGAGAGTTTCGCCCATTACGTCGCCTATATGCAGACGCATGGCTATGTCTGGGGGCGTCATTTCCTGCCCCACGATGGCGACACCAAGCGCTTGGGCGTCGAGAAGAATTGGACGCCGCGCCAGATGCTCGAAGATCTGGGCTTGCGCAACATCGAGATCGTGCCCCGCATCGACCGCGTTCAGACCGGCATTCAGATGGTGCGCGACGTCTTTGGCTCATGTTGGTTTGATGAAACCAACTGCGACGAGGGCATCAAGCGCCTGGAAATGTACCGCAAGGAATGGGACGCGAGGCTTGGCGTCTGGAAGGATGAGCC